CAAAGGGAAGAGTTGTTGCATACTATAGAGTTAGAAAAGTAAATGTCAACTCACACACAAAATGTTCAGCATATACTGTCGATGTAGGAAATCAAAAAGATGGTGTATTAGACGAAACTTTGGTCTATGGTACATATAGAAATATTCCATATGTAGGATCCTTTTGCAATGAACCAGGATATGATAAAACTGAAAATGTTGATTTATATGACGCAAGTCCTACCAATATACCAGGTTTTAAAGATATGAAACTTGTTAGTACAAGAAATATAAAAAAAGGGGAAGAAATAGTATGGTGTTATGGAAAAAGTTATGGAAAAAGAAATTATGAAACACGTTGTGAACAGTAGATAAAGTACATTTAAACATCAAAAATCCTCTTGTAAAAAAGATTTTTAAAGATTCTGTGCACTTTGTTCAAAACTTTGACTATTTTTTTCATATGCAACATCACTATTTGAAGAAGAATCAGTTGCCCTAAAAAATACGTTTTCTCGCATATTATTATAATATAATAATAATTTTATATGTTATCATAAATATGGAGAATTGGATTTTAGTTGCAGATACACAAGTTTGTGATTTATCTAAAAAACAAATAGAAGTTTGCAAAAACTTAGATGTACCAATACAAGGTGCGGTTCTTTGTAACGAAAAAAATAATGAAAACACACCCATATGTCATCAAGTTGATTTCTTCCCAACATTCTGTCATGTTAATTCAAACATATGCATTCCCGGAATAAGAAAAACAAAAGAAGATTTTGACACATTAGAAAAAGTACTCGAAACGGAATTGAAAAAAAAATGATGCATTTTGATTTATCGTCTAAAAATTAGTTTTTATAATAAAAATGGAATGTGTAATCTGTTTGAATGAAATAAATAAAGACGAAAAAGTTTTAGATTGTAATCACGTTTTTCATAAAGAATGCATCGAAAAATGGATGAAGGAAAAAACTGAATGTCCCATTTGCAGAGTTGATGTAGAAGAATATCGTTCTGACACCAACGAACAAGAAGAAATTTTGAACAGAAGTATTGTTGATAATATTAGACTTTTAAAGTTTTATGAACATATTGCATATATTGATTCAGTATTTATGATGATGATGGCACTTCTCTCATCATTTGCAAATGAAATGATACTAACATTGGCAATATATTCCATGGTTTCTATTTTATACATAAGACGAAAGGCAAATATATTGGCGGTTTCTCTATTTGGAATATATCTTATTATTTCATTAACCTTTATTCAACTTCAAATATTTAAGAAAATTAATAATATGAAAATGTTATTTAGTTTTCCATTCTTACATTATTTAATGGTTTTGTCAATAGTGTTGACACAATACTCCTTGTTACATTGTATTGAAAGAAAAAGAAATCAACTCAATCTTCGATAAAATAATAGTTCGCAATACATGTTCATTTTTTTTTATTTTTATTTAAAAATTCTACGTTTATAAATGACGTGTAACGTCCGTATTGAACAATACAATCCACGTCTAGACCTGAAAACTTTTAATGAACCTGTTATATTCAAAAATGCTATAAATGATTGGAAAGCACTTGATGAATGGAATACGCTAAAAAAGTTTTGTGACAGATATTCTCATCATAGTATTTATTCTAAACGAGCTTCATTTTCCTACAATTATAATACAATTGACACAAAGCTTACCGAATACTGCAAACATTCTCACAAAGAACATATTATTGTAATGGATGATAATAAAAAAACAGCCAACGAAGACATTTTTTTATCAAAAATAGCAAATGATTTTTACATTCCTAAACTATTTGATAGTATAACACATACACGTATTTTAAGTTTTGGAGGAGGTTTTCGTGGTGTTGATTTCATGCAACATTGTAGTGCATGGATAGGTATGATAAGTGGTAGGAAGTTATGGCAGTTTGCAGATCCTAAATTTAAATATATTGACACATCATGCGATAATCAAAGCAATGACCATCGTATAAAAAAGTGTATAGTGAATAAAACAGATGTCGTTTATGTTCCTGATATGTGGTGGCATGCGACGTGTAATCTTGATCCTTACACGATAGCTATTGGTACCCAGTGTCAAGGAAAACAAAAAAATGGATGGAGTTATTCTTCAAATATGTTTCATAACGAATTATAAATGTACTTTATCTACTGTTCAAAACGTGTTTCGTATCCTTAAAACCTGGTATATTGGTAGGGCTCGCGTCATATAAATCAACTCAATATTCGATAAATTAGACACATGGAAGAAAGAAAATGGATAAAATAAAAGTTGGAAACTATATATTAAGGATTGAATTCTTTTGAAATTTCAATATCACGAGCCGTTTTCCAAAAGTTAATCGTATCTATGAAATCTATGTGAGTTAAATTTTCTTTTTTCGTTTTACGAATTTGAAAATTTATGAATCTTATTTTTTCATCATAAGATGAAGGCAAAGGGGAATTGTCGAATATCATTATCTTTGAGAGTATAATTATCGTAAATAAGCTAATCATTTTTAAAATACTTTAATATATTTTGCTATATTTTCCGCTCCATGCTAATATTATGTAAATGTGCGTTTTTCATAAAAGGTTTTTTTTACTATCATAACCCAAAGTAGATTCCCTACTCAATTCTTGGAACAGACATTCGAAGAGGGGGTGTGAAACTACTTTTACCCAATCTATACAGGTTAGCACATACAAATGCCTCAGTGGCGCAATTGGATAGCGCACTAGACTTCTAATCTAGGGGTTGTGGGTTCGAGTCCCACCTGAGGTTCTTACGAATCACACATTGAATTTGCATTCACTTTCAGTGGATAATTTTTTTTTATATATCAAAATGGAAATTGATGAAGAAAATATAATTATAAATGAACAAGACGATATTTGCTTCATTTGTTTGGACAATACAAATGAAAAAGAATTGATAAATTTTTGTAAATGCAAATTAAAAGCACACGTGGAATGCTTGGAAACATATATAAATAAAACACTAGTAAAAAAATGTAATGTTTGTAACTATAATTACAAAACTTGTGATGAATATGTCACATACTACCTCCTATGTGACTGCCTAATGACTTTTTGCTTATTGTTTACTTCTTCTGTAACTTCATTTATTTGGTTGTTGGGAATACATAATGATCACCCATTAGTTTATAATTTTTGCATAGCAGGATCTGTTATTATATTAGTTGGCTTTGGTTGCCTCGTAATTTACTACAGAATGAAAACTGGTAATTTTGTATGGATGCGAATTGTTAAAAAACTTACAAAGTTTAAAATTTTATTTGAAAATAATCACAAAGTATGTGTCGATTGTGTTGGTAAAGAAACTCGTATTAAAATAGTGGATCGAATTCTACATTTAAATCTTTTCACTTTTAAAAATTAAATATACAAAAATAATAAAATAGACCGTGCTAAACTAGGTTTAGTGCCCTTGGCAAGGATCAAACAGTTTGACAACCGGATCAAACACAAACCAACCGTTCTATCAAACACACTCTCTTGCTCACGATGACTTCCCAGATGGTTGACGAGTACAACAATTCTCTTCTCAACAATAATAAGAAGCGCAAGGTTTCAAAGGACATTCAAAACAACGAAGCACTCGATGAATCTAATAACGAATCTTGTGTCAAGTCTGGCTCGCTACGTGAGCAAGTTGCAGTACTTTCACTTGTACAGAAGAACTTAATCGAACTTCTACGTAACAAACTTGACGTTACTGATGAAGAAATCTCAAAGTGTGTCGACGTTGGCGAGATTAAGTTAGCACCAATCAAGCGCAATCCACGCGAAACACCAGGTATTTACATTGACGAGAATAAGCGCAAGTACTATATTAATGTTCATGGTGGATATGTTTACAAGCGTCCGTGTGGAAAGCCAAAGAAGGAAAAGAAGTGGTGCTATGCTCTCGGTGAATGGGTCGAACCAAATGATGAAGTTTCTGAGGAAGTTGCCAATACTATGGTTCCAGATGCAGAAGATCCCGAAGATAAGGTAGTGAGTGATGAGGAGGAGGAGGAGCCCCGTGAGATGGAGGGATTTCTTGGGGCGTAGACGGATGAGTAATGAGGATAATGAGGATTAAAATAATGAGAAGTTAGAATATGATTATTGTGTAAGTGTCAAATGTGTTAAAACGAAAGTGGTTTTGAGTGTAATCAAAAAAAAATACTGTCCACATATTACACTGTTACGATACTGATAATTCCCGTTCTGAAGTATCAAAATAAAAGTGTTATCATAATGCTGAAGATCTTTCTGATTCTAGTCTTTTCATGATTCGTTGCATTCTTGTACGGTAGAATTCTTTTTTTGGTATGTCTCAATTTTGAAATGAATATTTATCTACATCTACAAAAGCAAGTATTGCTAAGAATTTCCACATTTATTCTTAGCACTATTTTTTGACAATGTCCAATTACATACCTATTGTGACATCTGTGTTAAATGTACTTAGATCACACAAAACATTTGGACAGTTTTTGAAACACATAAAACTGTTTATCATCTTGTTCATTCCAATCTTCTGTTTGCATATATGCACTTAATTCTTCCAACGTTGTACGAACATGTTGTTGATCTTCTTCAACCTTTATATTACGTTTCGTAAAAATTATTCTTAACTGTGCGAGTGAAACAACCAATGGTGATGATAATTGAAGTGGGGTTTCACCGTATAAAAAGTCATACAACTCTAAAAATAACGAAACATCTTGATCGTGTATAATTTCACCAAAATCTGTATTGTGGAATATTTTATAAACTCTTTTATAATCATCATTCGCAATGATCGAAAATTCTTCTATTTTTTGGGATTCAATATTCCCATTTATTAACAACCATTTTAATGGAGAAGACATTGGTAAGAATGCTCTGAATTTAGCGGTAAACAGTTCTTCTTCGTTCTGTAATATTATTTTTATTAGTTCATTTTCTTTCGTCTCATCTACTGATCCTGTTTCACACCATACACAGAATCTTCCAGCTTGATCAATTTGCTTGTCTATATTTTCAGGAGGGTCGAATTTTTTTACAATTTCCGTTATATTGTTTAGAAATTGATTTGGATCATCACCATGGTGTTTAGTATACATGTAACAAAAGTAATTTATCGTTTGAATTTGATGAGACGAAAAATCATCCCAAACCCATAACAAACTTGTTATTTCTTGCAAAATTTGATGAGGATATTTGTTATGATCGTAATCTTCTCTTGATTGATGAACACTTTGTCTTATTTCGTTCCAATGATCTATTCTAGACATTTGTTCATTCTTGTCCAATTCATAAAGCACGACACTAAAATACTTTAAATCGAACGCGTCTTTTGGTGTTTTCACAAATAGATTCGGAGAATAATTTGGATCAATCGGACTCCATTTATTTTTAGGAGTAACAAGGCGTGGCGTTCCACGTCTACTGAGATTCGACCATCGAAGAGGAAATGGTCTGTAATGACCCGAATTAGGGGTGGTCTCGTACTTTTTCGTTATTTTACTCGAACTTCCTTCATTCGTACTTTCTTCTTCTGTGTATTCATTCTCTATTTCATTTATTTCTTTGGCTGTTTTTAAAATTTTATCAAAATCGTTTTTTCGTTCTTCATAACACTTATATACATCATTATCTTTTTTTAATTCTCCATCCATGATATCCTTAACTTTCATCAAATATTGCACACAATCTTTGGAACTATATGATCTTAGTAATTCCATTCCGGAACTCATCATAGATTTAATATTCAAGATTCTTAAATCACTTATACGTTTTTGAGTTTCCTTGTATTTTGAAGAATTTAATGAATCAATTCTTCTCTGCAAGGAATAAAGTGTATCAAATATATTAAAAATTTGTTCTAGGTCTTCTACTTTTGATATTTTATCTAAATCTTCATTTATGTATTCTATCTCTTTATCTGTAAAATCTTTAATCATATGATCTAGATACAACTGCTTCTTTTTTTTCGATTCTTTGAATTGTCCTTCTTCTGCTTTTCTTTTTCCATCCGAACTCGATGCAGCTCGGTATTTTAGTTTATTTAGCTGATATATGGCATTCCACATTTAAACTTTTTAATATACATTGAAAAAAAAAAGTAATTTATTTTTTAAAAGACAGTAATTTATCTACCATATCTTTTGGGGCTTTTTGATGTTCTCTTGGATCTTCTTGGAGGGG